TTAATGAACTCTACTGGTCTTATTACAGCTGATTATGTTGATCTTAACATCGACGTGACAGGCTCAAGTAATGAGGCTGATATAAAAATAGGTGAAAATGCTAACTCTTCCTATCTTAATTTGGATTGGATAATACTGGGTGATAGTAATGAGTTAGATTTTGACATTGACTATGAAAACGCAATCAACTACATGGACATCAATGGAAGCTCAAACACCATTAATTTTACAGGTAGTGGTTATAGCGGTAACACGGCGGCGACATCGGCATACTTTAATTTAGATCTTGATGGTAGCAGCAACACTATGAACATTACCCAGGCATCTACATTAGCACGTGATTGGTTACAAGTTATTGCAAATACAAGTAATTCTAATATCTGTATTATTCAAAATGACGGTGGTACCACCACTTCATGCTGATTCAATAGGTGATATAACAGAATTAACAGGTTACGGTAGAGTCTATCGCGATGAGCCGTATGACGCAGCTTTAGACTTCGATATAAATTCTTTAGACAATGTGCAAACTAGCGCAGGTCGGATTGCTATTACATTTCTCGATGAGTCCACGGTAAAACTTACCGAACACTCTGAACTTCTTATTGATGAATATATTTATGATCCCAACCCAGATAAATCTAAAATGGCTCTACAGTTCGCTAGCGGCACTATTAGGTTTATCAGCGGTAATGTAAATAAACTTAACAAAAAAAATATAACCCTATCTACTCCTAGCTCGCAGATTTTTGTGCAAGGTACAGATTTTGTTTGCACTATCGATATCACTGGCAAAGCACTAATAATCTTATTACCAAACGAGTTTGGAGACGCAAGTGGCGAAATAGTGGTGCAAACAGCTATGGGACAACAAGTGCTAAATAAACCATTTCAAGCAACAACCACTTCTGCTTATGACGTTGCGCCAACAAAACCAGTAACCTTAGACATAGATTTAAACTTTATAGATAACATGCTTATTGTTTCACCACCCAAAGAACAACTTGTAGAAAGTGAAGAAACACAAACAGAACAAACGGATTACTTAGAGTTTACAGATTTAGATATAGATTTTTTGTCAGATGAGGATATTTGGGATGAAGAAGATAATATTGACTTTTCAGAGCTCGACATAGACTTACTAAACGTAAATCTGTTAGAAGATTTACTTGATGTTCTAGATGAGCTTGACGTAAAAGACGAGGATAATCTAGCAGATTTTTCAAGCGGAATTCAATTAGTCGGAACAAACTTCGGACAAGATGTAGAAACACAGGTAACAACTATAATACAAGGCAGTCAAATAAAATTTATGCGTATGGTAAATCAAAGAGCGCAGGTTTTGGTAAACAGCGATCAAGCATATAACATAATATTTACGCAAGATGGAGTTTCAAAAGTGATACAGGTTAATGGCACGGCTGACTCAACAATCAACATAACGCAAAGCTCTGGATGAAAAAAGTAATATTCATACTATTTATAATACTTGCCTTACCACTGTTGTTTCAGTTATACCCTTTGCAAATATTGAAGTTACAAACTTTCGATACTTTTGTTAAAAAATACGATCCAAGTGGTAATTTTGTAGTGTTAAACATTACGCAAGAGGATATTCAAAAATCTGGTGGGTGGCCTTTTCCTAGACAAGAGTTAGCACAAATACACATGGATATTCTAGAGGCGGGAGCCATGGGTGTCGGTTGGGTTATATCTTTACCAAATCCGGATCGTTTTGGTGGCGATGAAATGTTTTTAATGGCCTTAGATTATAGTCCAAGCATTTTAACGATGTTTGAATATGATAACGGTGAATACCCACCAACAAGCGGAACAGTTTTACTTGGTGAAAATATTAATGGTATTATGGCTAAGGGAGTTGTTGCAAACGACCCAATATTCATAGATGTTCCTCAAGGTTTGTCTACGGCTCCCACTGAAATAGATAATCTTGTAAGGCGCATGCCTTTACTTATGCAAACACCAGATGGCTTTGTTGCATCTTTTGGTACGGAAGTTTTAAAAGTATTAGCTGGTGCAAAAACCTACATTATAAAAGGCGATGATAATGGTATGCGTCAAATTACCGTGCAAGGTTTACCACCTGTAGACGTAGATAATCTAGGGCGTAAATGGATTTCTTGGGTGGACACACCACAAACCAACCTAAATGATTTAGAGGTATTTGGTAAGTTTGTTTTTGTATCTGTAAATGCACCAGGCGTATTCCCCACCGTTGCAACACCTGTAGGACTGCTTTCGCCTCACGAAGTACAGGCAGCTCTTGCAGAATCTATACTTATACAAGACTCACCCTACGTGCCAGATTGGGCTATAGCAGCTGAACTGCTTATGTTCGTTATTTGTTTGATTATAGTATCAATTATTTTTGGCTATTTAGGAATGACACAATCACTAATATTTGGTGGTTTATTTATGGCTGCGACCTTTATAAGCGGTGTTTATATTATAAAGACTGGCTATCTTGTAGATTTTTCTTGGACTTTTGTATCAGAGTTTGTGCAAGGTAGTGCTATTTTTTATGTTCGGTTCAGACAACAATATAAACTTCGACAACAAATAAAAAAACAATTTGAGCATTATCTTGATCCACGCCAGGTTAAATTACTGCAAGATGATCCAAGTCTTTTAAAACTAGGTGGTGAGAAGAAATATTGCAGCTTTGTTTTTACTGATTTGAGGGGATTCACTTCGCTCTCAGAAAAATTATCTCCAGAAGAAGTAACTGACATTATGAACAAAACTTTAACAGTACAGGTAAACGCTGTTCAAAATTTAATGGGCGCTACAGACAAATTTATCGGGGACGCGGGAATGTATTTGTTTGGTGCACCTTTAGACCTTGAGGATCACGAAACTAAAGCAGTCCAGGCTGCAATAGATATTCAAAAAGGTATAGCAGAACTTAATAAGACACTTTCTGTCCCAGTAGCCTGTGGCGTGGGAGTAAACACGGGTTTTGCTTGTGTTGGTAACATGGGTAGCGAAACAAGGTTTGATTACTCTGCTATTGGGGATGCAGTAAATATAGCTGCAAGATTGGAGTCAGCAACAAAAGAAGTCGGTGAGGATATACTGATAGGTGAAGAAACTGCAAAAAATTGTAAAATTGTATTAAAATTACTAAAACCCATAAAAGTTAAGGGTAAAAGAAAAAAACTTAACATATACACAGTAGAGGATTAAATATGAAAGCAATACTCAAAAACATAGTAGGTGCAGTAGCTCCTACATTAGGAACAGCTATAGGTGGTCCTATGGGAGGCATGGCTGCAAATATGCTAGCAGATGTTTTAGGTGTACCAAACGACCAAAAATCAATAGAAAAAGCCATACAAAATGCTACACCAGAACAAATGTTAGAGTTAAAAAAAGCAGAACAACAGTTTGAAGTACAAATGAAGGAGCTTGATGTTGATGTTTTTGAGCTAGAAACAGCAGACAAACAACATGCCAGAGGTATGTTTAGCAAAGATTGGACAGCTAGGATTATCGGTGTTGCAACAATTGCAGGTTTTTTAGGCTATATATTCTTAGTAACATTACAACCGCCAGAACAAAACAGTGAGGCACTTATAAATTTAGTATTAGGATATTTAGGTGGTTTAGCAAGTGCGATCATATCTTTTTACTTTGGAGCGTCTCATAAGGGTGACGACTAATGGCTAAATCACCCGATGCTTTTGTATACAAATGCAAACTAAAAAAAGTCATAGACGGAGATACTGTGCGTTTAGAAACTATAGATCTTGGATTTTCAGTACAGTTACATAATAAATCCGTGCGAATAAATGCGATTGATACGCCCGAATCTAGGATTAATATTAAAAAATATCCAGAGAGAGCTAAAGAAAAAGAACTAGGATTACTAGCCAAACAAAAGTTGAAAGAATGGTTGGTAGGTGATATAACCTTAAAGTCTTACGGCACCGATAAATACGGAAGAGTGCTGGGAGATATATTTTGCGAGAAAGGAAATGTGGCAGAATTACTTAAAAAAGAAAATTTGGCCGTCGATTACTTCGGCGGAACAAAAGTCAAAAAATGGGGAGAATAATATGCAAATATCACAAGAGGGCATTGCTCTTATAAAAAAATTTGAAGGTTGCGAGCTTAAGGCGTATATGTGTGCAGCAGATGTTTTGACAATAGGTTACGGACATACTGAAACCGTCCACGAAAATATGAAAATTACACAAGATGTAGCAGACAAACTTTTAGAAAAAGACGTTAAAAATTTTGAAAAACACGTGAATGATTTAGTAGAGGTAGATTTAGACCAAAATCAATTTGATGCTCTTGTTGCATGGACATTTAATCTTGGGCCTACAAATCTTAAAAATTCTACTTTGTTAAAAGTTCTTAATAGTAAAAACTATGTGGGCGTTCCAGAACAAATAAAACGTTGGAATAAAGCCACTGTTAATGGTGAAAGACAAGTTTTAGAGGGTTTAGTAAGACGAAGAGAGGCAGAGGCTTTACTATTCGAGGG